CTTGACGCCTTTCATGACTTCTGCACTTGTCATCATTTTTATATTGGGTTTACGGGATAATCCAATATTACCAGAGATGATCATCACGATGGCCAATGGATCAAATACACATACAAGTAATATAATAATCCACCTAACAGCGACGTCAAAATACTCAGCTGCATTATCCTTTCCATAAATTAATTCTGCAATATACTTGAGAGGACCCACTTCAACTTCAAGCTCGAGTCGTTCTCTCTGCAAGGGACTGAGACTCGATTGGAGTCGCTCGATATTAGCATATGCATTATTGATGCTCTCGTTTTGAGACGCACGTTCCTCGCCTTGCGCTTGCCGTGTGGCGATCGCACCGTCCTTACCTCTGATCCTATCATAATCGATGAGGGTTTGAACTGTGGCGTCGAGTTGCGAGAGAACTGTTTCTGCATCCTTAATAGAACGCTGCTGGTTTCCAATTTGTCTTTGAAGGTTTTCGATCTGAAGCTCATTTGTTCCACCTGTTGATATAGAATGCTCAAGATGTGCCTTACTAAGATAACCGAAGATACCAAGAGAAGTAATAAACACCAGCACAATGATAGATAATACCATGTATGTGCGAATAAGTACAGGTGCAATTGACCACGACCTATAAATCCACGATGCTGCTACAACCTTTGATAACTCTAATGTCGCTGCCATTATGACAACTGACCAAAATGCACCTGCAAAAATTGTTGCAAGTCCGACGATTGAAAAATACCCACCTACACATGTCAACATCAATCCCATCATTAACACAAGATGGTGTATATTCATTTAATCCTCCAGAATTTTATTAAGCCTTAACTTAAAATCGTTAATCTTATTTACTCGATCTTCCCCGGGCCAATATATGTATTCTTTATCGGGTGATGTAGATAAATTATCGAGAAGAGGCATTACGGCTTTGTATATTTCATTTGCTTTACCGCGCCATTCCTCAGCTTGATGCATCCACTCAGTGACTGAAGATTCTGTTTCTGTTAATTCAGATCGTACTTCTTGCACTTCTGATAATTCATCACCATCAACAAGTGTAAATCCCCAATCAGTTGATTGTAAATCTAATGCATCTTTATTGTCCATTACTTTTTTCCTTTGTGCTTAACGTAGCCAGCTTTATTTGCCCTTTTACGGTCAGTCATGACGTTGGATTTATTAAAAGTTCGAGCATGCTTTGCTACTGGATTTGTACGTTTCATGATCCTTCACTTCTTAAATATGCCAAGTATGGATCTAACAATGAATAGTTTTCAGCCACGTGATTGTAATCTTCTGTCGCGAATGTGACTATCGTGTGACGAGTACCTGATCGTACTTTTCTTACACCGTGTTGATCTTCTAAGCCAGCTCTATGAATTGCACACAGACCTTGTACAGGTGTAACAACAAGATTATGATTAGAATAAAATAAATTACCACCTTCAAAGTCTTCATTTAAGTAGATAACAACACCGTGTGATCGCCATGGTGATGCATTAGGTGTTATGCCATCTGGTTCTATGTTGTCTGCGTGAGGAGGATCTAACTCGTCGCCTTCTAACCATCGAGAAAGCATAGGAATCTCTAGCCATATGTTTTGATTGTTTTCAAGCTCTCGAATCTTATCCTGAATTCTTACTGCAATGTCAAGTATAATGTTTTGAGTAACGGCATCTAAATCATATACGTAAACGTTTCTGCCTTTCCATCGTGGGTCATGACAATCAGTTTGTTCAAACAAAGCCGTGCTCGAGACAGCACACGTTTTTAATGCTTGCTGATCTTCTTTTGAAACAAAATCATATAATAATGTAGGCTTCATATGAAAAAACTCTCGAGTGTTGCTTTCTTTTCTGATGTCCAACCGATGGCATGTAATATAGTTTCGATTGGGTCAATATAACTTTTTGTAAATTGCTTATCGTAATCAAGATAATTTTCCAGATTAAATTCTGGTGGTAGTTCTTGTGCACATGCTACTACCGTATCATGAAATGGATTTGGTTTCTTTAAATAACAGAACTTAATCTTTTCACCACTTCGTATCTTTTCATACTGACGTTCCAAGTTATACTTATCTAAGTACCAGTTATAAAGTAAGGCACCCTTTACTTGAACAGGTGTAGATTTCTTGTAGATACGATTAGGATCCGACCATGTGCCCGGAAAGGATTTACCTTGCGCATTCGTTTCCCATTTTACAAAGTTGCAACTTCGAGGAAAGGCAATATCTTCAAACTTCAACGAGAAGAACTCATTACGAATATCGGCAATATATTTTTGTACGTTTTCTTCATTGCCTTTCATGATGAGTGCTAACGTTTCGGTAATATACTTACGACATATTGCAGGCGTGGAAGATCGTATTGCCTCGATGCCCATCATCTTGAGTTTAGGCGAATTGTATCTTACACCTTCCTCATCGTGCACATTCATGATGTATCGTTTCTTTGCCGTCCATATTGCTTTGTCTGCAATGTTTTCTCGCTTCATGATCATCTTCTGAGAACGTGCGTTTGTATACTCAGCGAGTTCTTCATAAGCCTTGTCGATAAACGGTTCAACAATTTGTGTTGCAGCCTTATCAAGAAAGTCAATAGGATCATCCGGATTTGTCATTTCAACCAGCTTATCAAACGACACATACACTGAATCGGTATCAATTGCTATAACATAATCTCGACCGTTGGTCTTCAGCGTTTTGTTTAGCCATTCATTTAATTTATTTTCAATCCAGCGAATAGCCAATTGACCTGCCATGGTAATAGCTTCTGCGTTTTCGTTATCGTACCACCGAAAGTATTGATTAGCAAGAGAACCATAAGCTGAGTTAAGTTGAATCTTTTTAGCGTGTTGCAAATTGTGGTAACGAGATATATCGATCTCAAGTTGTCGAGTTGGATTCTTTTGATACTCTTGTTTTGCGTGAATCATCTTCTTCTTGTATTCTACACGATCATCGTACATACGTTGCATAATAGCAGCAAGAAAACCTTGATCACCTGTCGAATACATTCTACCGTTAGGCGTAACAGTACGATTCATTTGTTTCAACGCAGTTGTATCAATCTCTTGTTTAAGGAGGGCATCAACCGAAATAGGTTGATTCTGATCAGATACGCTATAAAAGTTTTCATGTGAAACCGTGTCTGGTGATATGTTGTACTGCATGATCAGGTGAGGATACAGTGAGTTCAAATCGAATGACATTACCCAGTTATGAATGCCAACCTGTGGATCTTTTACATAACCACCAACGATTTTTCTATTTTGTCGATGTGATGGGTTTGTAGGTACAACTTTGTTGTGGTCCATTAGGTGATTGTGTGTGATCACGTCCCACATCAATACCGAAGAAAGAGTATCGGTGTAGTTAATCTTTGCGTCGTATGATATTGCAAAGATCTGACCAATAAAACCTAGCTTTTCTTCCAGATCGAAAATAAGTTGAGTATCTTCGATATTGTATTCGATATATTTTTGAAAGTTTTGTTCGTACAAATCGTGTAAGCTAGCATACTCACTGTAGTCTAGTTTTTTACGACCAAGTTCTGTCTCAGCAATGAAGTCAAGACGATATGATTCACGTGGTTGTAATCTAAACTTCTTGTACACAGCAAGATAATCTAAAGAAGCCACACCGAATATTTGATAAGTTTGAGATTGCTTATCGCTACCTTGTCGATATACCATTCTTTCTGTAACAATGCCCCATGGCGATAAACGATTTACTGATTCTTCACCACAAATTTTGGTGATACGATTAACCAGATAAGGTATATCAAAAAACTCTGTGTTCCAACCAGTAACAACGTCGGCATCCATTCTTTCCCATGCTTGTAAGAATTTATTAAGTAGATGCTTTTCGTTATCACATTTTATATAGTAAACGTTTTCCATCCCTCGAGCATCGAAGTCTTTACAGCCTAGAACTATCTTAAGATCACGGCGAATAAGCGCGATGGCTGTTACTTCTCTTTCGGCCACATTAGGATCTGGAAATCCGTCATTGGACATAACTTCGATATCGATGTTAACAACATTGATCAGATTGCTGTCTGGTTTAATGTCTTTGTACGTGTCATAAATATAAAGGTATGCCCAGCGTGTATATCCATATATGTTAAAGCCTTGCCATCCTTCGTGCTCTTTGATGTATTGCTTTACGTCCCATATGCTGTCGAACTCTTTAGGTTCTACATCTTGGCCGTGAATACTTTGATAGCCAGTCGGTTTATTAGATGGTATAAAAATATATGGGTTATAGAAGTGCTTAGATTGGTATCTATCACCGTTCTCGTCAAAGCCACGCACGTATAAATAATTACCGCGCTGGCTAACATTTGTGTAAAAAGATGTCATATATTCTCCAATGGTGTTCTACTATTATACACTATTTTACAAGAGGTGTACATGTAATGAATAGAGATAAAGTGTTTCAGCAGTTGATGATAGATGAAGGAGTTGTATATGAAGTTTACAACGATCACCTCGGCTATCCAACCTTTGGGGTTGGCCACTTGGTCACAAAGTTCGACGAAGAATATGACCAACCAGTCGGAACTCTCGTGTCAGAAGAGCGAGTCAGAAGAGTATTTAACCAAGATCTCGACGACGCAATCTGCAATTGCAGGAGTCTATACGGAGAAGGGACGTTTGACAGGTTCCCTGCAGAAGTGCAGGAGATATTGGTCAACATGATATTTAATCTTGGTCCAACTGGACTAAAAAGATTCAAGAAAATGAACGCTCACTTATATAATAAAAATTGG